TGTAGCTTGCGTTAGTGTATTTTGTGTAATCGCCTAAGCGGACATCTGCAAGAGATGAATCAATGTACAAATTACTGCTTACATTATGGTCGCCACTATTTGCCCCTGTTACATCAACGCCTACATAGCAAGCTCTAAAAATATTGCTTGATACTGAACAATCGGTAATTTTTGTTCCTGTTGTTTGATATAGACCTACACCAGTTGTGCATCTAACAAAAGTATTGCCATAAATGTTTACGCCAATAGCATCCGCATTAGCATTAGAGTTAACGCCTATGCCTACGTCAGCGTCCGCATATTTGCCGTATATAATACAATCTGAAATTGAGAAATAACAAGCACCTGCGGTTTGTATTTTATTGTCTAACGCTGCTGGTGTGTTAGGGTTATTGAATAGTCTTGACGCAGTAACATATACTGATGAACCTAAATACATTAAGTCAAACCAGCTAAATGAACCCGCTTCAGACCCGTCTGTAGTTGTATTACATGACACTTGCCATATGTCAGAAATAGATATGTTAGCTGAACCAGCTTGCCATCCTGCGGCATCATTACCAACGGTAACTGGGATTAAAGTATCTTTAGCCCATATATGGTCGCAGAAACAATCTTTAGCGTTCATAAACCAAACGCCTAAGCCTGGTCTATTACCGCTAACATACCCTTGAATATATAGGTTTCTAACGCCTGCGTTTACTGTAGTTATTTTAGTAAAGTTATTAGCTAGTAATTGTACAATAGTTGCATCATCATTAGACGCAGCATCAAAAGCAACGCCATTTTGGTTCCACTCATAACCGTAGCCAATATGAACTAAGTTGCCAGCACCGTTATAATTAACAGATTGAATAATTTGTGATCCTGCGCCAGTACCTTCTAAAACTGTATTAGTGCGTACGATTAAAGGTTTGCTAATTTTATACGTGCCTTCGGGTACAAAAACAGTGCCGCCGCCATTAGTAAATGCAAGGTCTAATGCAGTTTGAATTTTAGTTGTACTATCAACTACCCCTGTAGGGTCTGCGCCAAAATCATTAATTGAAATTATTTCAGCTAATTTTTCATTAAACGGTCTGTTAACTGCGCCTGTTGCGCCTTGGTCGTATTTTGGGATAAGTGTTGCCATTATTTAACTCCTCTTATTATTGCACGTGCCTTAGCACGTAAAATCTTAACGTCTGTAGTGTCTTTGTCGTAATCGGCTGTCATCATGTAATCTGTTGATGCTAGGTAGGCTCTTGCCTCTTGACGTTCAACTTCTAGCGCTTCTTCGGCTTGTACTAATATTGAATCATAATCAACAATGTTTTCATCTTTGTCGTACGCAATCCCATTTCTTACGACCGTTACGGTAGGGTACAAAGCAAAAATTGCGTCATATTTCATTATCATACCGCTACCTCCATAAGAGTTATTGTAATGGTTTGATTACCGTCACCACCAAAATACCCTGTAGCTCCATTATTAGTACGAAGGTATACTGTGTATGCTGTAGATGAAGTTGTTGCAGGGGAATCTAAATAACTTATCGCAACTGGTTGCCAAACAGCGCCAAAACCTAATAAAGCCATTCCGTTTGCGCCAGCTAAGTTAGTAGAGTTTCTATACAATGTGGCATAGGCTGCATATCCTATCCCATATACGTTAAACATTGCTGTAACTAGGATTTTACTTGTTGACGACGTAGGGGTAATGCTTGCGGTTAAACCGGTTGTAACAAAAGATGTACTGCTAAAGCCAATATATATTGATGAAGTTGCTGTTTGAACAACTTGTAAAATACTTCCTGCTGGCATACTAGCTTTAGTTATTGCGCGTGAACCGGAAGCTATTGAACCTGTTACGCTTAAGTTAGTAGCGCCTGGGTCTGTGGTATTACCTATTGATACACCGCCTGATGCAAATATACGCATACGTTCAGCGTATGCCCCCGCTGCCGTTTGAGTGCTAAACGTCATGTACCCTGACGAATCAGTACCAAAATTGCCTGGATACCCTGCAATTCCTGCAAGCGTTGTGCCTATGTTTTTATGCTTAAATAAAATTTGATTGGTATAGCCATACATATTTAATGTTGAGGTACCTAAATCAGCACCGCTTGTACCAATGCGGATTTCACCGCCTGTACCGCTTGCGCCTAAAACTTGTAGCTGTGCTTCTATTGTACTTGCACCTATGCCTACATTGGTACCGTCAAACTTAAATGTTGACCCTGTAGCTAAAGCACTTGAGCTAGATGCGTAAGCTACACCATTAGCTGTAAACGATGTTAAGCCTGTACCGCCGCTTGTAGTTGGCAACGCTGTACCTGATAACGTAATAGCCAAGGTGCCGCTAGTAGTAATAGGACTGCCTGATATAGATAAGAACGAAGGCACTGAAGCCGCAACGCTTGTCACGGTACCTGTGTTACTTGTCTTATTGTTAAATGTTGTCCAATCCGCAGCACTCAATGCACCGCGATTAGTAGCTGATGCCGTTGGCACGTTCAATGTAATAACAGGTGTTGTCGTGCCGTTAGCAACGGTAGAGCTTAAGTCAGTGCCTGTCGTGCCAAGCGTTAAGGCCGCAACGCTTGTGACTGTACCGCCAGTACCTGTCGCATTAATCGTAATAGCACCAGCGCCATTAGTAATAGTTACGCCTGTGCCTGCGGTCAATGTGGCTTTGGTTAGCGTGTTGCCTGTGGAGTTACCAATGAGTAGCTGACCGTCTGTGTAACTTGTTTGGCCTGTACCGCCTGCTGATACTGGAACGACTTTCCATCCAATGACTTGTACGTTACCGCTGCTGTCCTTGTAAAACAGCTTGCCATCAAAGATATTAATGGCTAATTCAGCGCCGCCAGTGCTGTTCAATAGATTACCAGCCGCAGGTGTGTTGCCTGTGGTTGAGCTAGAATAAATCTGTATCGGCGTAAAACCTGATTGAGCCATTAAAAGTTGCCCCCTGAAATACCTACATACCTAGATGCAGTTGCTGTCGTAAACGTGCCTGTTGCTGGCGTTGTTGCGCCGATTGTCGTACTATTAATCGTGCTGCTTGTAATTGCGCCGTTTGTATACCCAATGCCGTTAAGTATACCCGAAATAACTTGACTTGCGTTAATTGCAATAGGTACATTCTGTATACCTACTATACTGCCAAACTCATTAACTGTTATTTGTGGTACTTGTGACGCTGTGCCGTAAGTGCCTGGTGTTACTGAACCTGTACCTGAATACGCTATCGTAAACAGGTTGTTAAAAAACCTAAACCATTCGTTTGACACAATGCCTGTCTGTGGATCGACAAGCGTAACCCTAGGTGCCGGTATACGGGTGTAATTAAGCATTAGTTCCGCTGATGAGTAACTCAGCGCCCATAATTGCTATTTTAACTGGGTCAGTCCCTGATACCTCATACACGCGGTCACGTAGCTTTTGTGTCATGCCTAAACGCCGCCAAATAGTACGATAGCCGTATTGACCTATCGCCCCCATAGACTTCCAATGTTCATTAGACCAAGTGTGGCCGCCATCATCAGACCAACGTAACATGGCCTGAGGGTCGTTGCCTTGACCGACAACAAGTCCCACGCCTGACTCAGACTCTAGTTGCAGACTGTGTTGCGCTGTGCGTCGTAGGTTGTTTTGACCACTAGGTAGCGCTCTCCATGAGCGTAGCCACTTCTGTGTTGCGCCGTTATCGGCATAAACGTCTAAATCAAACTTATATATGTTACCGTTGGCGTAATCTCCAACAAGTGTTGTAGATTGGAAGTTACACTGACAATTTGAACGATGACGTGTGAACTCACCGTTAGTCAAGTAAGCACGTTCATGCCACGCGCCTGTGGCTACATCGTATACCCATGTGGCATTGCCAGTAGGGAACGATATAACGTAGAACGCATGACCTTCTTGTTGGTATGTGTAAGCCACAGCATCAGATATGTCGGTGTAGCCTTGAATAGCGTATTCGATAGCATGTGTTGACACGCGTTGGGATGCGTAGCCGTTAGACCTATAAATAACACCAAAGCCCCGTGGGTCGTTGCCTAACCAAAACAATGAGTTATCTAGCTTTGCTACAGAATAAGGTGCGATACAGCCGGTCTCGTTAAACGCACCTTGAATTGGTATCAATGGGAAGTCGGTAGCACCGGAGTCATACCAAACCTCTGTCGTGTCCGTACCGAATACCCATAGCTCACGGTGGATAGAGTTAACGGCTACAACGCCGTCAGGTGAACCCTCAGCACTAGCAAAGTCTAGCGGAT